AGGAGAATAAATTATGGCTTTTGAAATTTTTGGTTTCAAAATTGAGAGAAAGAGTCAAGGAGCACCAGACGCACTTGTTCCAGCATTTACTATGCCGGAAAATGACGATGGTTCTATGATGATATCTGGAGCTGGTGCATACGGCACTTCTCTGGATTTGGATGGTCAATATAAAACTGAAATTGAACTAATCCTAAAATATCGTGAAATGGCTCAAACTTCTGATTGTGAAATAGCAATAGACAATATCATCAATGAATCAATCGTAATAGATGATTCACGAAATCCAGTTGATATCATTCTCGACAGAACAAATTTATCAGATGGAATAAAGAAAAAAGTAACCAACGAATTCAGCACAGTCTTAGATTTGTTGAATTTTAATAATTTTGGTTACGATATTTTTCGTAGATGGTATGTAGAAGGAAAGTTATATTACCACATTATGATTGATGAGAACAATCCACATCTTGGAATTGTTGAACTTAGAAGTCTTGATGCTACAAAGATTAAAAAAATAAAACAGATAAAACAAAAAGATACTGCTGATCCAAAGAAAAAAGAAGTTACTCTTGAACAAATGTTCAACTACAACGAAGCTGGATTGGGGAATAGAACATCCGATGGAATAATCATTTCGGGTGATAGTATCGCATACGCCACTTCTGGATTACTCAATCCTACAAAAACTGGTGTATTATCCTATCTTCACAAGGCAATCAAACCACTCAATCAACTACGAATGGTCGAAGATGCGATTGTTATCTATCGTATCTCAAGAGCACCAGAACGTAGAATTTTCTATATTGATGTTGGTAACCTACCCAAATTAAAAGCAGAACAATATATTCGTGACATCATGACTCGTTACAAGAATCGTTTGGTATATGATTCTACTACTGGTGAAGTCAAAGATGATCGAAGACACCAATCAATGTTGGAAGATTACTGGTTACCACGAAGAGAAGGTGGTAGAGGAACAGAGATTACTACACTTCCCGGCGGAGAGAACTTAGGTCAATTGGAAGATGTGGAATATTTTCAGAAGAAAATGTACAAATCAATGCACGTTCCTGTATCTCGATTAGAAGCTGACTCTGGTTTCTCTTTAGGAAGAGAAAGTGAGATTACTAGAGATGAACTTCTTTTCAGTAAGTTTATTGGTAAGTTACAAACAAGATTTTCAATGCTTTTCGGTGAGATACTAGAAAAACAATTGATACTGAAGAACATAATAACTTCTGAAGAATGGTCTCAGATAAAAGACAGAGTTCATTACAAGTTTGAGAAAGACCATTATTATACTGAATTCAAACAACAAGAGACATTGACTCAAAGAGTTGACCTTGCTAGAAATATGGAAGAATATGTCGGAAATTATTATTCTAGAGATTTTTTTAGAAAAAATATTTTAAGACAAACAGAACAAGATATAAAAGACCAAGATGAACAAATTGAGAAGGAGAAAAAAGAAGGTGAGTTTGACGGTGATATGACTGTTGATGACAGCAGTTATTAATAATGTTTATAAATATTAATAGATAATTTTTTGGAGATAAAATGGCAGAACAACCAGTACAAAAAGAATTTAAAGCTGTGGACATTGTAGATTTTGCAATGAGCGCACAACCAATAAAAGTAGATGATGCGTTCAATTCGATAATAGCTGACAAAGTAATAAGTTCTTTAGCATCAAGAAAACAAGAGGTTTCTAGCCAAATGTTTCAAGATAAACAAGAAATACCTGCAGAAGTAGAGGTACAATCTGAACCTCAACCAGAAGTAGAAGCACAAACAACGGAGACACAATGAAACTATTAGCAGCAAAAACTGCAACGACTGCCACGGAATTAAGTTTGGGCAAAGCAACATCCGTTGCTGTTTATTGTTCAGCTATTTCTATTATTTCCGTAGTTCAGAGCGATGGAGAAGAAGGAGGAACCGGCGGAACAGTTCAAGGTTCTATTACTTTGCCCGCGGGGTCAGTAACAGTAATTAATAAAGATCCTGACCAATTTATACTAGCAAATGTAACAAATGGTACTTACACAGTAGTAGCATCAGCTGGGATATAATGAAATCATTTAAAGATTTAAAAGTTGAACTGGTATCTATAAAAGAAGATGGTCATACTGATGTTGCAAGTGCAGTCAGACAATGTAAAATTGTTATAGAAGACGCTAGTCAAATAATGACAAAATTACAAAGTATGGATTCTGAGGAATCTTTACCTACTTGGTGGTCTAATAAGATTGCGATTGCATCTAATAGTTTTAATAAGATGAGAGACTATCTGTTAGTTCCAAGTACAGAATCGGTTAACGTCAAGGAAGATGTTGTAGACCAACTACGAAGTATAGTAAAAAAAAAGAAAGAATCTGATATAACGTTTAAATCTGGTACATCTGTTCCGATTGATCCAAATTCAGCAGGAACTGTACTGAAAACATTTGATTCACTAAATAGTAGTAACAAAAGAAAAACACAAGACAACATGAACAAAGATACAAAATCATTCATGAAAGTCTTAGATTTTGCATTTAATAACAAAGGGTAGGTCAAAATGAAACTAATTTGCGAGTTACAAGAAGCCGTAGATTATGAACTAGTTGAAGCGAGTACTGATAAACCAAAACAGTATTTCATCGAAGGCATTTTTATGCAATCGGAAGTAAAGAATAAAAATGGTAGATTGTATCCTTTGGAAGTTCTTGAAAGAGAAGTAAATCGATATGTAAAAGAATATGTAGAACCAAAACGTGCTTTTGGAGAGTTAGGTCATCCAGACGGCCCTACTGTCAATTTAGATCGTGCTTCTCATATGATTACTTCACTTGTAAAAGAAGGTAAGAATTTTGTTGGTCGAGCAAAGATACTCGACACACCAAACGGAAAAATAGTAAAAAGTTTTATTGATGAAGGTGCAAGGTTGGGTGTTTCCTCAAGGGGAATGGGAACTTTGAAATCAGAATCAAAAGGGAAATCACAAATAGTTCAGAGTGATTTTTTTCTTGCAACTGCAGCTGACATTGTTGCTGATCCATCTGCTCCTAATGCTTTCGTTGAAGGTATTATGGAAGGTAAGGAATGGGTTTGGAATAATGGACTACTAAGGGAACAAGACGTAGAAAAGGCAAAGAAAAACATCGAAGCCGCCTCTTCTAAACAACTTGAAGAAGTCAAGTTGAGAGAATTTTCCAATCTAATGTCAAAATTATGATTATTATAAATATTAACACGAACCAATTTACTATAAATTTTTAGGAGTTTCAAATGAGTAACGAAGAAATTACAAACCAAGATGAAGTTCTGGAAGAAGTAGAACAGCAGGATGAACTTGTTGAGACTCCAGAAGCAAAAGTGGAAGAAGTCCAAGAAGATAAAATGCCTTCTACTAAGTCTGGAATGATCAAAGCATTGTTTGACAAAGTTAACGGTATGAAAAAAGAAGAAGTCACCGCTAAGTATAACGATTTAATGGGTGTTGCTGAAGCAGAAGATTTAGGTGGGCCAACCCCAACTGATTCTGATGTCGAAAAAGATGAAGTTGGTAAAAAGAAAAAGAAGATAAAACCATCTGATATTCCAGAAATCAATGTCAAAGAAGACATCGAAGCATTGGTTCAGGGAGAAGAACTTTCCGAAGATTTCAAAGCAAAAGCTTCTACAATTTTTGAAGCAGCTGTTTATCAGAAAGTTTTGGAAGCTGTAACACAAAAGACCGAAGAACTAGAAGAAGAATCCAACAAGAATCTTCAAGAAGAAATCATCTCCTTTAGAGATGAGTTGACAGAAAAAGTTGACGGATACTTGAATTATGTTGTTGAAGAATGGATGAAAGAAAACGAACTAGCACTCGACAGTTCACTTAGAAGTGAAATTACAGAAGAGTTCATTACTGGTTTGAAAGGTCTATTCACAGAACATTACATCGAAGTTCCAGAAGAAAAAGTAGACATGGTTGAGAACTTATTTGACCGCGTTGAGGAATTAGAAACTAAGTTAAATGGTAAAATTGAAGAAAATGTTAAGGTCACAAGCGAACTTAACGAATATCGCAAAAACAAGATTGTCGAAGAAGTTAGTAATGACCTTGCTGACACACAATCTGAAAAGTTGAAGACACTTACAGAAGGTGTTTCAATCGAAGAAGGCGATGTTGAAGATTTTGAAAGTAAAGTAAAACAGATTAAGGAAAGTTATTTCCCTAGTCAAGTTAAAAAGGATGAAGTTATCAGTGAAGAAAATGTTAGTTCAGAAGAACAAGAGGAAACTCCTGTTGAGATGGGTAACATTATGGAAGCATATAGCAAAGCTATTGCTCGTAATTAAATATTACAATTTTTTAATCCATATTATAGGAGTAAAATAATATGAAACTAGAACAAAGTTTATCTGAAAAGTGGGCTCCAGTTTTGGATCATCCAGATCTTCCTAAGATCACGGATAGTCACAAACGTGCCGTTACAGCTATGTGTCTTGAGAACACAGAACACCAATACGCTCAAGATCAAGCAATGCAATCTGGTGGCGGGTTGTTGTCGGAATCAACACCAACAACAATTAATGCTTTGACATCCACTAACCCATCTTTAGGTGGTGTTGCTGGAAACTCAGTACAAACAGCAGGTTTGAATTTTGCAGATCCAGTTTTGATCTCAATGGTTCGACGTGCTATGCCTCAGTTAGTTGCATATGACGTTTGTGGTGTACAACCAATGTCTGGGCCAACAGGTCTTATTTTCGCACTCAAAAGTCGTGTTAATACAATGGCTGGAGCTGAAATGCCTGGTGTTAATGCTGATACAGTCGCAAGTGAATCTGGTACGCCAGGACACTCATCTGGTGACTTAGTTAAAACGCCTGGTCTTTTGATCACAGCTGCTGATGGTACTGCACAAACTGGTAACGAATATTCCGCATCAAGTGCTCTGGAAACAGACGGTGGTGAAGGTGATATTGCTGGTGAAATGTCCTTCTCAATAGAGAAGATTTCTATCGCTGCTGGTACACGAGCTCTTAAAGGTTCGTATTCTATGGAATTAGCACAGGATTTACGTGCTGTTCATGGATTGGATGCAGAAGCAGAACTTGCTAACATTCTTTCTAGTGAAATCCTAGTTGAGATCAACCGTGAAGTAATTCGTAAGATTTACATAAACGCTGCAGCTGGTGCTCAAATTGGAACAACAACTGCTGGAATTTTTGACCTTGACACCGATTCTAACGGTCGTTGGATGGTTGAAAAATTCAAAGGTCTGATGATGCAGATTGAAAAAGATGCTAACCAGATTGGTAAAGACACTCGTAGAGGTAAAGGAAATATCCTTATGACATCTTCTGATGTTGCTTCCGCCCTTCAAATGGCTGGAATGTTGGATTATTCTCCTGCAATGAGTACTGATATTAATTCAGATACATCCTCTTCCACATTTGCTGGTGTTCTTAATGGTCGATATAAAGTTTATGTTGATCCTTATGCAGATGCAAATGCACAAGAGTTCTATTGTGTTGGTTACAAGGGTGATTCACCTATGGATGCTGGTATATTCTACTGTCCTTACGTTCCATTGCAAATGGTTCGTGCAGTTGATTCAGCTAGTTTTCAACCACAAATTGCTTTCAAGACACGTTATGGTCTAGTTGCTAATCCATTTGCTGAAAATGCAAGTGCTTCAACTGGTCGTATGACAGGTGTTCTTGGAACCAATCCTCACTTGAACGTTTATTACAGAAAAGCTGCTATTAGCAACTTGATGTAATCCGTTCCCTACATATAGTAGGATTGTAAAAGGGAGTAGAGAAATCTGCTCCCTTTTTTTGTTTGTAGTCATTTTCTTGTGAGAATAAAATGTTGATAGTAATAGGTAATGGTTATTCTAAAACCATTTCCGATGTAACCCTCTTCAATAACCACACTACATACGGTTGTGATTATATCTACAATCGAGTCATTCCAGATAATCTAGTTAGTGAGAATATTGGAATAACTGTAGAACTTATCGCTAACGGTCACACCAAAAAACACGTTTGTCATTTCAGAAATTTTACTCTCATTCCAAGTTTTCATTATGACATGATGAAACAAACTACGGATAAGAGAATGAAAATCGCAGAGAACGAACCAACCACAGAAAATTTTATACAATTTGCTCACGAAGGAATGATGTATTTTCTTTGGATAGATTCTAACGATTTGACAAAAAACATTGATTGGTGGGGAAATGAATATGATGATTGGATTACAGAAACAGTTGCTCTGAGAATATCTTGTTTGGAAAATCCAAACGAAACATTGTATTGTGTGGGTTATGATTATTTTCACAATCAAACAAGTTCGGGTGTTTATCTTGGTTCATCTACGACTATTTCTAATGTTGAGAGTCAAGATTGGATTGTTCAACATAGGAAAATAGAAGAAGAGTTTCCAAATAATAATTTCGTATTTGTTGGTAAAGATATCTCATATCCAGAGTTTGAAAAAATGTTACATAAATAGTAATATAACACAAAAGGAATCTATGGCCGCATCAAACAAAGTACCAGACAATTTAAATTATCTTTCCAATATAAGTTTCCGTCTATCGATAGAGGATGCTCCACATCTTACTTGGTTTTGTCAATCAGTAAATGTTCCCGGCGTTTCTATAGATGCGGTTGATATTGCCACTCCATTTGCAAATATACCTTATGCTGGTTCCAATGTTTCATTTGAAGAGTTGTCAGTATCTTTTATAGTTGATGAACATTTAAAAAACTGGACTGAAATATATGACCGTATTATTGCATTAGGTTTTGCTGAAGGTCACGAAAAATATAGATTGCTTAAAGAAAAAAACAGTTTAACTCCTAGAGGTGGAACAGTATCTACTATTGTTCTTACTATTTTAACAAGTGGAATGAATCCACAAATGGAATTTCATTTCTACGAAGCGTTTCCATTAACAATATCATCTTTGGATTTCAGTAGTGCTGCTACTGATGTTGAATATTTTACTGCTACAGCAACATTTCGTTACACAAATTATGAGATAAAGAATTTACTGAATAACTAAAATTATGGAACTTGAAAAAATTATGTTGATGTGGGAAGAAGATGCTCACATTGATGACAAAGACTTGGATAATGAGTCTCTAAACATACCCAATGTACACCAAAAATATCTAGACATCTATTCTAAAGAGAAACGAAAAATGAGTGACCTTGAAACTCATTGGAAAGTCCTCTTTCAGCAACGATGGGAAGTTGTCATTTCTAAGAACGGAAAGGCTCCTGACCATAACATTAGAGTATCCAAGACAGAGTTAGAACGTCACTATGTCGGTGCTGATGAAGTTTTACAGAAGGCCGAAAAGATTATGAACGGACAAAAAGGTAAAGTTGAGTATCTAAAATCTGTTCTTTCTATGATTGAGAATAGAAGTTTTCACATCAACAATGCAATCAATTGGAGAAAATTCGTTGCAGGTCTTGGATGACCACACAGATATTGATGGAAAAGGATACTGAGGTATTCGTTAGACTTATCTGTGAACCTCATGTGAAGATGGAGTTGAATCATTATTTTAGATTCAGGCCAAAGGGTTATCAGTTCATGCCCATGTTTAGAAGAAAAAAATGGGATGGATACGTTTACCTTTTCAATATGGATAGTAACAGAATCTATTATGGTCTTATTCCAGAGATAAAAAGATTTTCAAATGACCGTGAATATGAGATTATAGATAATACAGGGGATATTCTTGAACCAATATCCAACGATGAATACTTTAATTTTCTTACATCATTTCCTTGTGAATACAAACTCAGAGATTACCAAAGTCTTGCAGTCAGACATTCGATAGACAAAAAACGATGTGTATTATTGTCACCAACTGCTTCTGGGAAATCTCTTATCATTTACTATTTGATTCGATATTACTTTCCTGAAAAATCATTGGTCATTGTTCCTACTCTTTCATTAGTAAGTCAGATGTATTCAGACTTTGAGGCATACGCAAAGGCAGACAAAACGTTTGAGGTCGAAAATTTCGTCCACAAAATATTTGGTGGTCAAGAGAAAGAGACAGACAAACCAATCATCATTTCAACATGGCAATCACTTTATGGACTGAACAAGGATTTCTTTAGTGATTTTAGTTTGGTAATAGGAGATGAAGCACATCTTTACAAAGCTCGTTCTCTTACTACAATAATGAAGAATTTGGAAAATACACCTCATCGGATTGGAACTACAGGAACATTAGATGAAGTTGAAGTACATAAATTAATACTTGAAGGGTTGTTTGGTTCTACAAAAAAAGTGACTAGCACCAAAGAACTTATCAAGAATAAGACGTTATCATCGATTGCTATAAAATGTCTTATTCTTAAATATACTAAAAAAGAATGTATCACAGTATCAAAACTGAACTATCAAGAAGAAATAGACTTTCTAGTAAGTCACCCAAAGAGAAATAATTATATTTGTAATTTGGTAAAAGGTCTAACTGGAAACACATTAGTTTTATTTCAGTTGATTGAAAAACATGGTAATATTCTACATTCAATACTGGAAGAAATCATCGATCCTTCCAGAAAAATCTTTTTTGTTTATGGAGGAACAGATGCAGATACAAGAGAAAAAGTCAGAGAACTTATCGAGAAGGAAAAGGATGCTATTATATGTGCAAGTTATGGTGTATACAGTACCGGCATCAACATTAGGAATCTTCACAACATTGTTTTCGCTTCTCCTTCTAAGAGTCGTATTAGAAACTTACAATCGATAGGTAGAGGTCTGAGAAAGTCAGATACCAAAGAATCAGCAAGTCTTTATGATATTTCTGATGATTTGTCTTATAATGATAGAAAGAACTACACTTTGAATCACTTTTCGGAAAGAATAAAAATCTATAGTTCTGAACAATTTCCTTATAAAATCTATGTAGTAAATCTCAAAGGATAATATGGCATCACGGAAATATATAAAACTTTCGACAGGAGAAGAAATTCTGGCTGTGTACTTGAAACCAACCGATGGGTTCTTTAATCTAAAGCATCCAATACAAATAACTCATGTATTTGAAAAAGATGAGGAGGGGGTTCGTTTTACGAAATGGATACCTTATACGGATGATGATATAATTCCTGTAGCCGCAAAGTATGTGGTGACAATGACAAGTTTATCTAAGAAGATGACAAAACTGTATAATGAAATACTTCTAGAACAGGGAAGAGAAGAGGGAGAGGATGAATTTGAATCATTAGAAGTAACAAACAGTTTGATTAACTAGCTGCTGCTGCATTCATTTATCAATGACTACAGAGTCAATATACCATGCCACGGCAAAAATGTCAAGGCTTTATTATCAGAATAACAAAAAAATAACACTTGACTTTATCGATATAACTTGTTATAATAGTATATTATCAACAATTACTACTAAAGGATTCATATGGCTAGACCAAGAACAAAACAACATTATGTAGACAATGAAAAGTTTCTAATAGTCATGGGAGAATATAGAGGTGAATATCTCAAGTCAGTTAATGACGGAGATGAACGTAAACCTCAACTACCAGATTACGCAGGTGAATGTTTCCTCAAAATAGCAGAAAGATTATCTCATAGACCAAATTTTATAAATTATGCATTTCGTGAAGAGATGGTAAGTGATGGAATAGAAAATTGTGTGATGTACGCTAGTAATTTTAATCCAGAAAAATCCAAAAACCCATTTGCTTATTTCACTCAGATTATATACTACGCCTTCCTAAGAAGAATCGAAAAAGAAAAGAAACAACTTTATATAAAATACAAACAAATGGATGAGTATAATTCTATAGAAGATAATTCCGATATGGAAAATATGACTGCTGGTGAACAGAGTGGTATAGCAGCAGGAGCAACCTTGATGACTGTAGATAAACGTGCTAATATATACGATTTCATCTATCAGTTTGAGGAAAAGAAAAGAGCAAAGAAAAAACCTAAAGTAGTAACAAAGAAAAAAGATGATGCTATTTTAGAACTATCTCCCCTGACTGCCTTTATGAGAGCTTGTGTATGAAGATCGCTTTGCTGACAGACACCCACTTTGGTGCTAGAAACGATAGTCTCTTGTTTCTAGACTTCTTTCGCAAGTTCTACGAAAATACATTTTTCCCTACTCTAAAAGAGAGAGGAATAACAGAAGTTATTCATTTGGGTGATGTGGTTGATAGACGGAAATTCATCAACTATAAAACTCTCAATTCAATGAAAGAGATATTTTTTCACCCTCTCAAGGAAATGGGTGGAAATGTCAAAATTATTGTTGGTAATCACGACATCTATTACAAGAATACTCTCAAGGTCAATTCAATGGAAGAATTGACAAAGGGAATGGATCATGTGACAGTATATTCTGACCCTTGTGAAGTATCTCTGACTGAAGACCACAAGGTATTATTTCTGCCATGGATATGTGCTGACAACGAAGACAAATCAAAAGAACTCATTGAGAAGACAAGAACTAAAGTAGCGTTTGGTCATTTACAAATTGTGGGAATAGAACAAGATAAAGGTTCTTTTGCAATGGAAGGTCATTCGATACCAATGTTCAAGGCATTCCAAAGAGTGTTTTCTGGCCACTTTCATCATCGTTCTATTACTGGAAATATCACATATCTTGGTAATCCATATGAAATAACATGGAGTGATTACAATGACAAAAGAGGGTTTCACATCTATGACACAGAAACAATGGAAACAGAGTTCATAGTAAATCCTTATTCGATGTTTCATAAAATATATTACAATGATGAGAAAAATGATTATGGTGACCTCTCAAAATATGAAGATACTTATGTAAAAATAATTATTGAAAACAAAGACAACAATTATTTGTTTGAAATACTAATGGATAAGTTGATTGATGCTGGAGCTAGTAATATTTCGGTGGTTGATAATCTTTTTGACATCGAAGATTTAGGAGATGATATAGATGGAATAGAAGATGTCGAGGATACAATGAGTGTAATTCGTAACTGTGTAGATGGATTACAAATTAAAAACAAAGAAGATTTGAATAAATTGATGCAAGATCTGTACGGAGAGGCATTAACTATGGAGACAGTATAATGAACAGACAAGAAAGAAGAAAACAAGAAAAAATATCCAAAAAAGAAAATGATGCTCTTTCACTTGAAATGCCAATAGATTTGTTACAGCCTTGGTCGGTTCCTTTGATGAGAACAAAGTTACCACCATATGTTTTAGACAGAATGATTGAAATTTCCGATGATATGATATCAGATGAAAAATCTATAAGTCATGGAGCCAGACTTGCTGGTCAAATAAAAACAGAATTGACTGTAGATACTGAACTTTTGAAAAAAAATGATTTGGATAAGTTTTTTCATGCTATGATTAAACAGTTTGTAATCTTCGCAAAAATTCAACAATCTCCCTATAATGTAGAAACCATTCAGAAAGAAACATGGTTGTCCCAAATGTTGTCAATGTGGGTTGTTTCTCAAAAAACAGGAGAATATAATCCTATTCACTTTCACACAGAATGTCAAATTTCTGCTGTAATGTATCTCAAAGTTCCAAAATTTTTACCATCCGAAAAAGAACATAGACAGCATGATGATGGATCTATTACCTTTATATCAAACGCGTCATTAGATAAAGATTTTTCGCATCCCAATATGACAATACGGCCAGTAGTTGCTGATTTTTTTATTTTTGGGTCTAACCAATTACATTCAGTCAATCCTTACTGGTGCGAAGAGGGAGATTCAGAAAGAAGAAGTGTATCTTTTAATGCTAATTTTATGTCTCAAACTGACTATTACAACGAACAAAAGAAAAAAGAGTTGTTAGAAGGTCAATCGTGAGTAACAGACAAGAAAGAAGACGAGCTGAGAGAGATGCTAAAAAAGAAAAAGGAGGGATGAATCCGTTACTATTACAAATGCCATTAAAAATGTTACAGCCTTGGTCTGTTCCAGTGATGCATACAAAATTGCCGGATGAAATTTTACAAAAAATGATTGACATCAGTGACAGGGTAATTGATGATAAAAAATCTTTAAGTCATGGTCATAATCTTGCTGGACAAATAGAAACAGAATTATTAGTAGACCATGAGATTTTGAAGATGACTAAAGTATATGAATTTTTTCACGATGTAATTCAACAGTATGTAATTCAACAAAAATGTCAACAGTATCCATTTAATGTAGAAGAAATTAAAAAGGAAACTTGGTTAGTCCAAATGTTATCAATGTGGGTAGTTTCTCAACAACCAAATGAATATAATCCTATTCATATACATACTCAATGTCAACTTTCTTGTGTGATGTATCTCAAAGTTCCAAAATTTGAACCGTGCAAAAAAGACCATAGAGATATGGATGACGGCGCTATTACTTTTGTGTCAAATTCTTCAAATGACACGGAGTTTTCTCAACCTTCATTAACACTAAGACCTGCTGTTGGTGATTTTTTTATTTTTGGAGCCAAACAACAACACATGGTATATCCTTATCGTTGTGAAGAAGGTGACACTGAACGTAGAAGTATTTCATTCAATGCTAATTTTATATCTCAAACAGATTATAACAAAACTCAAAAGGAAAAGAAAGTATGACAAACTATTCACAAGATGAAGACGATAGAAGAAGAGACAGACAGGAACGAGCTGATAGATCGAATGTGTTCACTAAAGAACGAAATCGAACTCAATCAGTTGAAATTGGTAAAGATGAAACCCCCCACACAGCAGTTGATATAGAACTTTCAGATGAAGATTTTATGGGGGTTGCTCTTCAGGCACATGAGAGAGATATTACTTTTAACAAGATGGTTGGTATTATTTTGAAAGATGTTATAAAACAATCAGAACATAAATTTGAACATGGCAATAAACCACATCTTCTTAATGAGGGTAAGTGATAATTTTTAAAAAGATTACTTGGAGTAATTTTCTAAGTACAGGAGATGTTCCTACTACTGTCTTTTTCGATAGGTCACCCACAACACTTATTATTGGTGAAAATGGTTCGGGAAAATCTACTATCTTAGATGCTCTTACCTTTGTATTGTTCGGTAAAGCGTTTCGTAATATCAACAAATCTCAACTAGTGAATACCATCAACGAAAAAGCATTGATGGTTACGATTGATTTCTCTATCGGTAATAAAGACTTTACTGTTCGTAGAGGTGTGAAACCAAATGTATTTGAAATACTACAAGGTGGTAAGATGTTTGACCAACTGGCAAACAATCGTGACTACCAAGAATATTTGGAAAAGGTGATACTGAAGTTGAACTACAAATCATTCACTCAGATTGTTGTTTTGGGGAGTTCCACATTTGAACCATTCATGCAACTGAAACAATCTGACCGTAGAACCATTGTCGAAGACTTGCTTGACATTCAGATATTTTCTTCTATGAATACTTTGCTCAAGGTGAAAAACTCTGAGCTGAAAACGTCTATCATGGAGAATGAAACTAAGAGAGATTTGAATGTATCCAAAATATCGATGCAGAAGAATTATATCAAAAGACTCTCAGAAGACAACCAATCTGATATTCTAAAAAAAGAATCAGACATTTCGACTTTTGAAAATCAGAAAACAACAGCTGTAGATTCTCTCACATCTTATCATAGTGATATTGAGACATTGAGTAGTAGACTTTTCTCTGAGGATAAAGTTCAATCAAAAAACTCTGAGTTCAGCAATCTCCAAAATCAAATCCAAATCAAGTTAAAGCAAGATCAGAAGGAAATCAAGTTCTACGAGAAAAACGATACTTGCTCAACTTGTAAACAACTCATAGACAATGAATTCAAGGAAGAAAAAATCTCTACTCTTTCTACTAGTATCGTAGAGAAAGAAAACGGACTAGGAAAAATATCAGATGAAATACAACAACTGAAAATACAACTTGAGGAATTTCGTAATATTGGAAGACAGATTTCGGAAAAGAATAATCAACTTGCTTCTACTAAATCTCAAATTCAGTCATTGGATAACAACATCGATAGAACACAACGAGACATCAATGAATTAAAAGATAAGAAAAAACTTGACAATTCAGAACTAAATGTGTTACAATTATTAGAGAGTGAGTTAGTAGAGTTACAGAAAGATTACGAAGAACAATGTGACACTAAGCAACTATACAATTACGCTAATGAGTTGTTGAGAGATTCTGGAATAAAGACAAAGATTATTCGGCAGTACGTTCCTATAATTAACAAGTATGTGAATAAATACTTGAACGAACTAGAATTTCTAATAAACTTTTCTATTGATGAAAATTTTAATGAAACGATACGTTCTCAGTATCGTGATGAATTTTCCTATTCTTCTTTCTCTGAGGGTGAGAAAATGAGAATTGACTTAGCATTACTGTTCACATGGAGAATGGTCGCTAAACTCAAAAACAGTGTGAATACAAACCTTTTGATTTTGGATGAGGTATTTGATTCATCTTTGGATGCTGATGGAACTGAAGCTTTCCTGAAAATACTCAATTCACTTGATGATAATACGAATGTGTTTGTAATTTCCCATAAGGGTGAAATTTTATATGACAAGTTTCGGTCAACGATAAAGTTTCTAAAAGAAAAACAATTTAGTAAAATAGAGGTAGTGTGAGTGATTTAGTATGTGAACTGGTGAAAGAAGATGACCCTTTTTTAAAAGAAATACCAGAGGCGTTTGATTTCGATAATCCTCAAGTTGACTCTGAGAAATTGGTTGACCAGATTAAAGAGAATATGATACACCATAGAGGAGTTGGCCTGTCAGCAAATCAAATTGGAATACCACTTAAAGTTTTTGGTTTTTTGTTTGATGATAAAATAACAGTAACTTTTAATCAAGAGATATTAGAATGGAGTGAAGAAACAATATATATGAGAGAAGGATGTTTGTCTTTTCCTGGCTTATATTTTCCTGTTACAAGAGCGGAAACTATAGCTGTTCAGTTTCAAGCTTTTGATGGAGGAGAACAAGCTGGAAGTTTAACAGGATTATCATCGATTGTATATCAACATGAGATGGAACATATGAATGGTGACCTTTTTATTCAGGGGGCATCGAAATACAAATTAAAACAAGCTATGAAAAAACGTGGCAAATACTTAAATAAAATAAATAAACAAGAGAAGGAATAAAATGGCAGAATCTAAAGGTATAAAAGAAACCAAAGAAGTTATGGAGTTTATTTTTTCATTCGTAGACGCGATTGGAAAAGCAAAAGCGGATGATAAGTTTTCTTGGACAGATGCGAGATATTTCATTGACCCTGTTAAAAAACTCTTTGAAGCAGTTGACAATATCGAAGAAGTAATTCCAGAAATCACAGATATTGATGATGAAGAATATGATATATTAGTTGAATACGTCAGGGAAAAATGGGATTATGACGAAGAAAATCTGGAATGGGTTGTTGATACTGCCATCGAAGCGGGTAGAAGTATTCTCACACTCGTTACGATGTCTGACAAAAAAGCATAGTGAGTATAAACAAAACAATCAACAGATTTTGGCGTGATTGGGCGGCCCTAGTATATCTTTGGATTTGTCTATGTGACTTTTTCGTAGGGCCAGTCGTTTGGAATATGCAGATGAACGACTATTGTGTAGATATGGTCGCAAAAGGTCTGGTCTGTGATGCATCACGCTGGATACCTTTAACTTTAGAAGGTGGTGGAATCCTACACATTTCATTTGGAGCAATTTTAAGTGCAACAGCTTGGAAGAAAAAAGAAGAGATGGATGTTCACCATAGTAGGAATGATTCTACTACTTAGCGGGTGTGCAAAGAGTGCAGAAGAGTCGGGTGCAACAAGTGGTGGTAAGTCAACTCTACCAGTTACAGTATCCGCACTAGTTGAACACGCAGAGTATTGTGAATCAATCTATGATACTGGTGGAACAGAAATAGACAATCTTGCTTATGAAGTGAAGACTGATGGTGGAATAACTATAATTGTGATTAGAGGAACTGACAACACTGATAATGTAGTGTCAGATATTGATATAAGAATGATAAAGGATGATATTTTAGACATATATCTTCACAAAGGATTTAAAGATGCATCTACAACAATCATTCAAGAAGTTGACAAGTACTATCAATTAGAACATACAGTATACGTTACTGGTCACAGTTTAGGTGGAGCCATTGCTCAGATTATAGGTATGTGGTTGCACAAGAGAGGTCATAATGTTCAGGTTTTCTCTTACGGATCACCAAAAGTATCTTCTCAAGTTCTTGTTTCAGGACAACCCACTCATTGGCGTGTGGTTCGCCTTAGCGATCCTGTTACTTTTAGTCCTACTTACCCTTATGTTCACACAGGGGTATTTGTGAATAGTCAGACTTTGGATTGGGGCCCAGATAATGATAACGGTCTGATTTCTAAAACGGATGGTTTAGACCATTCAATTTCAAAATATGTAACTACGTTGAAGGAGCAGTTATAAGATGGCAAATGATGTAAAAGTATTGAAACTAACTACTGGAGAAGAACTGATATCAAGAATGGAAGAAAGTTCGGATGGATTTTTAATATTAGAAGAACCAAGAGCTCTTCAGACGATGGCACCAACTGCTTCTGGGCAAGTGGGGATTGGTCTAGTGCCTTGGAGTGTCGCTGGGAAGATTGATAAAATTACTTTAGATAATAAACACGTTATAGTAATTCTTGAACCTAAGAGAGATATGGAAAATATGTATCTTTCAGCGGTAACAGGATTGACTTTACAATGAGATATCAAGTTATGATTGGTGATATACCTTATTTTAGAACTAACGACAAACAACAAGCTTTAGCCGCAGTTGCTAAAGTTTTCAATAAAGGTCACGAAGATGTTTACCTTCATGGTGGCCGAATAGGAAAATGGTGGAGCGAATAATATGCCAATATATGAATATAAATGTGAAGTATGTGAAAAAATAACTGAAGAGTTTGATAAAATTACATCAACAATTAAAACAATAAAATGTCATCTATGCGAACAACCAGCTAATAGAATCATGAGTTTGGGAAGTTTTCGACTTTCTGCAGGTGGCGGAATACCAAGTCAGACTGAAATTAACGGATTGGTGCAAGAACAATTGCCCGGATTTACAAACAACAGTCTTCAAGAGTTATCAAACGCGGTTGCAACCGAAAAAGAGTGATTAATATGCCAATATATGAATATCAATGTGAAGTGTGTGAAGAAATAACTGAAGAGTTTGATAAAATTACTTCAACAACTAAAACAATAGAATGTTCCCTTTGCGGACAACCATCAACTAGAATAGTAAGTTTGGGAAGTTTTCATCTCAAAGGTGGGGGTTGGTACAAAGATGGATATAGTGATAAAAAATCAATGTCCAAAGAGGAAAAGATTGAAAGATCTACAGTCAAAACCGAAAGTACCAATACTAAAACAGGGAAAAAAACAACTCTCTCTGAAAAACCTCTCGACAAAAAAGCACCCGAAGCCAGATCGATTGCCGATAGTTAATTTCTACACACAACACGATCAAGTTTTAATTATCGGTGACTCAATAGATTATAAAAAACTTGACATTACTCTGCCTTATTGTTATATTAATACTATAATTACAAAATAAAAAATTCTAACAGGAAAGATTATGAGGACACGAAAAAGTTTATTGAATGAAATGCTTTGTTTATCAGAAGTCCGCGGAACTCTTGATATCTCTAGTAATACGGAGATTGAAGGAAGATTGAGAGAAATTGACATTGAAATAAAAAATTTAAAAAAGGAAAATAATAATGATATTGGTTGATATGAGTCAAATACTATTTGCATCGGCATCTATGTCTATGAAAAACGGTAAAGCAGATATAAACATTATTAGACACATGACATTGAATAGTCTAAAAAAGTATAGAAAAGAACATCATGATGAATATGGAGAATTGGTTATATGTTGTGATGGAAAACACTCTTGGAGAAAAGAATTTTTCCCACAATACAAAGCAATGAGAAAATCGGGAAGAGAAGCTTCATCCGTGAATTGGAGTGAAGTTTTTGAGATTTTTAATCAACTAAAGAATGAGATCAAAGAAAACTTTCCTTATCGTGTAATCCATGTCGATACCGCTGAAGCAGATGATGTCATCGGTACTCTGGTGCTTAGAAAAAGAGAAGAGGGAGAAAAGACATTAATTATTTCATCTGATAAAGATTTTATTCAACTACAACGAGAGAAAAACGTTTATCAATATTCTCCTACTACAAAGAAATTTCTGAATGGTGTTGACCCACAAGAATATTTGAAAGAACATATTTTACGAGGTGATAAAGGTGATGGAATTCCAAATGTGCTGTCTGATGACAATGTTATTGTTGATAGAATACGGCAAACACCTATAACTAAAAAGAACCTTGAAGTGTGGATGGAAGGTTCATTACCAAAAGAACACTCTGAAAGACACGAAAGAAATACTGAACTTATCGACTTGAGGTATACTCCGTGGCACTTACAGAATACAATATTGGAACAGAAGGAGCAGAAACCAGTTGGTAACAGAAATAAATTACCTGCTTATTTCAAAGAACACAAATTGGAAGTGTTGTCAACTCACATAAGAGATTTTTGAAGTAGACGGATGAAAAGAGTTGTGGAGGCTCTTCTCACCCTAACATCAACAGTCTTCCAAAGAAGAGTGCTATGTCTATCAATATTTATCATTATGAAAGATGAAGACTTTATAAATACTTCTATGAAAACATTCTCCCAATATCTAGAAGAAAAACTTATACTTTACGGTCAAGGCAAGAAATATGGCCAGATAGTTTTTCTCGCAGGAGGAGCTGGCAGTGGTAAAGGATTTGCGATTTCTAACTTTATGGAAAAAGAGAAGTTCAAAATCCGTGACGTAGATGAGTGGAAAACCGCCTATATGAAAATGGCTGATCTACAAGGCAAACATCCAGAGATAAAGGGATTGAATCTGAAAAATCCGAAGGATGTTTATAAAATTCATATGTTTATCAAAAAACTTGGTATCAAAGACAAATCCCTCGACATTATGCTTGCTGATTCTAATACAGACAGACTTCCTAATATCATGTTTGACATCACAATGAAAGATGTTTCAGATATAGGAGATATCATACCTAAACTTGAAAAGGCGGGATATGACTCAAAAAATATTCATCTTACATGGGTATTGACAGATTATTCGGTTGCGATTATCAACAACAGAAGTAGAGACAGAGTTGTTCCAGAAGACATAATGCTACTCTCACATGAAGGAGCAGCAACTAGTATGTATGGTGTAATCAAGGGAAAACTTCCAAGAGGTCTCAACGGAGGTGTTAGAGTTGTTCTGAATAACAGAGAAAACACCATTCCTTATGTTGACCCCAAAACAAAGAAAAAAGTAAAAACCAAAACTGGTAACATTATTGTTACAGATTTTACCTACCTTACCTTCAAGAAAGAAGGAAAAACGATTGCTCCAGAAGCCGATGTGAAGAAAGAGGTCATGGGCTGGATTGCTGCAAACGTTCCCAAAACAAAACTCACCAAAGATTTTTCTTATTCAGAGTAAGAAAAGACTTGACAAACGTCCCATCACAACGTATAATAGTACTTGAAAGTGAGGAAAATGTCAAAAACATTGAAGAAAATAAGAAAAGAAATGCTAAAGAAGTATTCGGGAAAAATAACCGGATATGAACATCTTGACGATGGAACAGGCGATTATTCAAAAGAACCTGCTGGATTGGAAGATGGAACAGATGCATTGGTATCAAATTACAAAAATATTACTCCAGGCGAAGAAAAGACTTGACAAAGAGTTGATGTCTTGGTATAATATAAGTATAGTGAGGTTAAGAAATAACCATTTTTTTGAGATTATATTATGATGAAAAAAACAGACCTAGTAGAACAGAAGTCGATGTTGGCCAAACTGATGGCCGCAGAAAACATTACTGTTGAACACAAGAAAATCCCTACCGCAGCATTCGATGTAAAAAATCGAGTCCTCTATCTACCTATTCTAAAATGGAAGCCTGGTTCAGATGTTTACGATCTGTTCTGTGCACACGAAGTCGGCCATGCACTTTGGACTCCTTTTGACGGATGGCATTCTTCTGTAAGTGAAAAAGGTAAAGGTTACAAATCCTTTCTGAACGTTATAGAAGACGCTCGTATCGAAAAGAAAATCAAGAGAAAATTTGCTGGAGCTCGTAAATGTATGTTGGGCGGATACAGTGAACTGATGAACGAAGATTTTTTCGGATTACGAAAGATGGGTGTCAATGCTAATGATCTTGGTTTGATTGACCGTATCAATCTTTACACTAAAGCTGGAACTCAGTATTCGATTGAGTTTACTGATGAAGAGCGAGAGTGGGTTGAAAAAGTTGAAAGAACTGAAACATGGGAAAATGTCGTTGAAGTTACCGATGCTCTTTATGAGTGGTGTAAAGAAAACGAATCTGAAACTGATAATAGTTATGGTGATTTTGATGAAGATGATTTAGAAGATTCCGAAGAAGAATACGAAGATGATTACGAAGATGAATCTGGAGAAATGTCAGACATAAAAGATGAATCTGATGAAGAAAACGAAGAAGATTCTGATAGGTCAGACAAAACTTCTAACAAGTCATCTGAAAATAAATCCAAAGATGGTAAACCCTCAAAAGAGTTAGATAATTTTGAAGGTGGAACTCATAGTGACGGAATGGATAATGGTATTCCAGAAGAACCTTCTTCTTTGACTGATGATAACTTTCGTGAGAGAGAAGAAGAAATGTCAGATATGAGTGATGAAGTAACTATTCCTAACTATTTGACATTTCCAAAAATTAATACAGAAGCAATTGTTATTGACCATAAAGTTATTCATAAAGAACTGACTGATTATTACAATGACCGCGAAGGTGCAATAGATGCTGGAAACGAATTGTTGAAAACGTTCAAAAAGAACAGTGGTAAAATGATTAGTTACATGGTCAAAGAATTTGAAATGAAGAAAGCTGCTGACATTCATCGTAGAGCATATTCTTCTAAAAAAGGTACACTCGACATGAATAAGATTCACGCTTACAAATATAGTGAAAATCTTTTCCGTCAGATTACTTCTTTACCAGAAGGTAAAAATCATGGTATGGTGATGTTCATAGATTGGTCTGGTTCGATGAATGGTTACATGAAAGAAACAATTGAACAGTTGATAAACTTGACTATGTTCTGTTCTAAAGTTCAGATACCATTTGAAGTTTATGCTTTTACTGACCATTACAGAGATCATACTGAAAACAGTAACAGTTATGGTTTCATGAGAGATAATTTTAAATATTATGAAACCCCTGCTAGAAAGAGAACAGCAAACTACAAAACGAATGATTTGATAATCAATCAACATTTACGATTGATGTCATTGTTCAACTCTAAAATGAAAAACCGAGAATTGACTGAAGCATACAGAAATATATTGTTGGTTTCCGATACGTTTGCAAATTATTATGGTTGGAGAGATCATCCTTATTATGGAGCACCAGACAATTTTTATTTGGGTGGAACACCATTAGACTCAACAATTGTTTGTGCTAAGACAATCGTGGAAGAGTTTAAGACCAAGACAAAAGCTCAAATCGTCAATGTCGTATTTCTTTCTGATGGTCAGAGTAACAGACATATGGATTATCTCACCTCTGAAAATCTTACAAAAAGTGTAAGTAAAAGAAGTTTACATATTGATGATGTCAAAACTAGAACAAGAGTTTATCCTACAAGAAAAAATGGTAAACAAATGGATACAACTTCTATCTATCTCTTGGCTCTCAAAGAACAATTGGGAATAAATCTTCTTGGATTTTTCCTGACTTCTAGTTCCACTAGAAGAACCGCTAGTGATATTGGTTGGATTATGGAACGATATCCAACTGATGAAGAAGTTACAAAGTTTCGTAAAGAAAAGTTTTTGATTGAAACAGAAACATCTTACGATGAACTTTACATTATCAATACCAAAAGTCTTCAGATTGATGGTGTTGACCACATGGATAAAGTTGAAGTCGGTGCGACTAAAGCGGTAATCCGTAGAGCATTGAAAAAGAACACAAGTGGTAAGTTACAGAATCGTGTTCTTCTCAACGCTTTTATCAAAAAAGTTGCTTGATGTGGAGAAAAGACTTGACAAAGAGTTGATGTCTTGTTATAATATAAGTATGGAAGTGAGAAGAGATGACTTTTCTCATATTATGTGAACCCTCTCTTGAGAGATTTTGTTATGAAGAAAATTAAACTATCCCCAGCAAAAATAAAATTTGTGAAATGTGCTCAATCTCTTTACGGAGAAGAAGCTGTCATTTCTAAGAAACAAGTTCAGGATGTAACCAGTGATCACAATTTGGGTTTACCAAGTTGGTTTACACGTTCTCCCTTTACGGTTAATCGGGGTATGTATAGACTTCCTAATCTGGATGGAAATTTAGATATCGAAGTTTCAACTATCCCAACCAAGTCTAGTTCAAAAAGCATAGTAGCTTTTGCTAAACCAGAAAAAAAAGAAACACCAGAAATGGTTTCAAACGTTATTGAGTTTCCCAAAAACACCGAATCTTATGTTCCCGAAAAAGTCAACGGATATGTAAAGTTTGGTCATTATAATGATGTGAAAATCATTAAAAAAGCTGGGAGTTTTTATCCTGTCTTTATTACTGGTTTGTCTGGTAATGGTAAAACAATGATGATTGAACAAGTTCACTCTGAATTGAAGAAAGAACTTTTCCGAGTAAACATCACCATTGAAACTGATGAAGATGATTTGATTGGTCACTACGCTCTAATCGATGGTAGAACGGTTTGGCAAGACGGGCCAGTCGTAATGGCTATGGAACGTGGAGCTACTCTTCTTTTGGATGAAGTCGATTTGGCTTCAAACAAAATTATGTGTCTTCAACCTGTTCTAGAAGGTAATCCACTTCTTATCAAAAAAGAAGGTAGAATTGTCCGTCCGAAATCTGGTTTCACAGTTATGGCGACTGCCAATACTAAGGGTAAGGGTTCAGAAGATGGAAGATTTATCGGAACCAACATTCTCAACGAAGCATTTCTTGAGAGGTTTCCTATTACTCTGGAACAAGAATATCCTACCATATCGGTTGAGAAAAACATCATCAAAAAACTGATGTCAAATCTTGGTTGTCTCGATGAAGAGTATGCTACAAAACTGGTTGATTGGGCAGACTTGATTCGTAAAACTTTCTATGACGGTGGAGTTGATGAAATTATCTCTACTCGTAGATTGGTTCATATTGTAAATGCTTTCTCAATCTTCAAAGATAGAATGAAAGCAATCTCAATGTGTGTTGCTCGTTTCGATGACCAAACCAAAGACACTTTCATGGATTTGTATTCCAAGTTGGATGAAACTGTTACTCTGGAAGAACCCGAAGAAGTTAAACCAGTAATCGAAGAAGTTGAAGATTACTCATAATATATAATACAGGGTGTTGCTCTTTTGAGTGATACCCTTTTGTCATATCTAGTGAAAATTATAATGGAGAATTATGGAAGTTAAATTACCTGTCGAGGAATTGCGAGAAAATAAAATAATGGTCTGTACACCGATGTATGGTGGAATGTGTTCTGGAATGTATTCTAAAGCATGTGCTGATCTTGCTACTGTAGCAACAAAGTATGGAATGGATTTAAAGTTCTTCTATCTGTTCAACGAATCTCTTATTCCAAGAGCAAGGAACTATCTAGTCGATGAGTTTATGAGAAGTCATTACACTCATTTGATGTTTATCGATGCTGATATACATTTCGATCCAAATGATGTATTGACACTTGCTGCTTTAGACAAAGATATTGTCGGTGGCCCTTATCCTAAAAAATGTATCGCTTGGGAAAAGGTTCGTAATGCTGTCGATTCTGGATTAGCGGATGAAGACCCAAATGTGTTGGAAAAATATACAGGAGACTATGTTTTTAATCCAGTAGAAAATACACACAAGATACAAATATCCGAACCAGTTGATACATTAGAAATTGGAACTGGATTTATGATGATTAAGAAACAAGTGTTCCTAGATTTCAAAGAAGCGTTCCCTCAGTTTAGTTACAAACCAGATCACAATCGTTCTGAACACTTCAAGGGCGATAGAAATATTCACGCTTACTTTGATACTGTAATCGACTCCGAAGCATATCTTGGTGAAGTGGCTGGTGGAAGTGACCGTTATCTTTCAGAAGATTATTTCTTTTGTCAATTTGCACGAAAGATTGGATATCAAATTTTCTTATGTCCGTGGATGGAATTGGGACATATGGGTTCATATGTTTTTACTGGTTCGATGTCAAGTCTAGCAAATCTAGAATTTGCATCACATGGAAATGATAACGCGAAAGTTAGTCAACACGACAAAAGAAAAAGAAATAATGGAAAACCTAAGAAAAAAAATAGAAAAAATTAAAGAAAGACTTCCAGTTGATTATGTTTTTGATGAAGGTAAATATTTGAGTGAAATTTGGGATGCAATAGATAAGACCTACATTTCACATTACTCTCAAAACAAAATACAATCAACAGAATTTATTGCTGACGCAGGACACGGAGAAGGGTTCTGTATTGGTAACATCATTAAATACGCTCAACGTTATGGTAAGAAGGGTGGATTTAATAGAAACGACTTGACAAAAGTCGCTCATTATGTTATTATTATGTTATACTTACATGATAATCATTACAACCGTGAATCTCAAGGAGAACACAATGAAGTTAAGTGAAAATACAGTATCGTTCCTCAAGAACTATGCTAACATCAATCAAAGTTTAGAGTTTCGTGAGGGTAGCACTCTCCGAACTGTTTCCCCTCTAAACACAATACTGGCCTCTGTTGAGATCAATGAAGATTTCCCTAAGACGTTTCCTATCTATGAACTGAATCGTTTTCTTGGAACTCTTTCTCTATTCAAAGACCCTGAGTTGGTTTTTTCGGATAGTAGTGTATCAATAAAAGATGGTAACCACGAATCGACATATCATTATTGTGGTAGTAGTTCGATGTTCCAAACTCCACCTGAGAAAGAAATAGACTTTCCAGATGCAGAAGTTTCTTTTGAGTTGTCTGAAGAGATTTTCAAAAAGACCATCAATGCTGCTAACACTCTTGGATTACCAGAAGTTGTTATACAAGGTGATGGAAGTGAAATTCGTATACTTGTATCTGATACTGTAAATTCTACATCAGATTCTTTTTCGACTGTTGTTGGTTCAACTGACAAGACTTTCCGTATGATATTCAAACTGGAAAATCTCAATAAATTGATGGAAGGTACATATGATGTTCGACTTTCTTCCAAACGAATATCTCACTTTAAACGTCAATCCGATACTCTAAACTACTGGATTGCTCTTGAAGCTAACTCATCTTATGATGAGTAATTTGATTATAACTTATATTATGAAAGTAAAATATTATGGCACAAGATTCATTATTGTGGGTTGAGCGATACAGACCTCCTACAATCTCAGAATGTATTCTATCGGATAGTATCAAGGGAACACTATCTGATTTGACTAAAGACGGAAAAGTTCCTAATCTATTATTATCTGGTTCTGCAGGAGTTGGTAAGACAACTGTTGCCAGAGCGTTATGTGAAGAAACCAACTCCGATTATATAATCATCAATGGTTCTGATGAGGGTAGAATGATTGATACTCTCAGAACTAAAATGACACAATTTTGTTCTACCATATCTTTATCTGGTAGTTCAAGAAAAGTTGTTATCATCGATGAAGCAGACTACTCAAATCCCGATTCTGTTCAACCAGCAATGAGAGGATTCATCGAGAAGTTCGCTGATAATTGTTCCTTCATCTTCACTTGTAATTACAAAAATCGTATTATTGAACCGATACATTCCCGATGTGCGGTTGTTGATTTTGTTCTTGGTAAAGATGAAAAACCAGAGATAGCATCTAAGTTCATGGAAAGATGCGAACATATTCTCAGTTCTGAAAATATAGTTCATGATAAAAGAGTTGTAGCAGAACTCATCAACAAACATTTTCCTGACTTTCGTAGAGTAATCAACGAACTTCAAAGATATTCATCTTCTGGAAATATCGATTCTGGTATTCTAGCAAACATTGGTGAATTGAACCTGACTCAATTAGTTTCTTCTTTGAGAGAAAAGAACTTTCAGAACATGAGAAAGTGGGTCGCTACTAATGTTGACAATGACCCTGCTACTGTCTATCGTAAAATCTATGACAAACTATATGAAGTATTGGAAAAATCTTCCATACCACAAGCGGTATTGATTATTGCTAACTACCAATACAAATCTGCGTTCGTTGCAGACCAAGAGATTAACTTGGTTGCTTGCCTGATTGAACTGATGGCGGATTGTGAGTTCGTATGAGCCCGTTTGACTTCATAAAACAAATCAATCACGGTAAGAAGAACTTGATTGATGAAACACCAATACTAGAGAAGGAATATACTTCTTTTATCATAAATCGTGGTTTGAGTTTTAATCACGATACGGCTCTTTATGCTAATGAAATGAATGTTCTTAACCACCTAGATCCTAAACTCCAGTTTGACTTTTTACTAAATACAATAAGACCCAAAAAAAGATGGGGTAAATGGATTAAACGCGAAAATAATGATGTTCTTGAATTAATCAAGAAATATTACAATTGTAGTTACGAAAAAGCAAGAGATTATTCTACATTGCTGAACGACTCACAGTTAGACATTATTCGACAAAATATTGAATTAGGTGGTTTGAAAGGAACAAAATGAACGAAACTATCATCCAATCGATGATTGAAGTGAAGTTAAAAGAACCCGATGATTTTCTCAAAGTAAGAGAAACCCTCACAAGAATCGGTATTGCATCACGCAAAGAAAAAACATTATTTCAATCGTGTCATATTCTCCACAAACAAGGAAAATATTACATAGTACATTTCAAAGAATTATTTGCATTAGACGGAAAAACATCCAACTTTTCAGAGAATGATGAAGCACGAAGAAATACTGTTGCTAATCTACTTTCTGAATGGGAACTGATTTCTCTCGTAGAGCCAGAAAAATCAGCAGAACCTACAGTTCCATTGAGTCAACTAAAGATTCTTTCTTTTAAAGAGAAGGATGAATGGGAGTTGACACCGAAATATAATATAGGAAACAAAAAGGAAGTTGATGTTGAGAATGACAAATGATTTACATTTTTACAGAACAGACCCAGCAGTAAAAACCCCTATTCGTGCTACAACAGGTTCTGCTTGTTTTGACTTGTGTTCATTTTTACCAGAGAATTCAGAAGTAAGTGTCTATATGAATGCTCATGAACAGTTGGATAAACGGAAAAGAAAAGTTGTAGACGGAAAAGTTCAGATTAATAAGAATGAACGAGCATTGATTCCTACTGGATTGATTTTTGATATTCCAACTGGTCACTCTGTTCGTTTATATCCTCGGTCAAGTCTTGCTCTCAAACAAGGACTGACACTTGCTAACAACGTAGGTATTATAGATTCTGATTATGTCGAACCAGTTTACATGATGGTTTGTAACATAAGTGGATATCAACAATTTGTATTCGATGGAAATCGTATTTGTCAAGCAGAGCTTGTCAATGAACTATCATATATGATTATGGAAACTGATGTTCGCCCAGAACAAAAAACTGATAGAGATGGAGGATTCGGATCAACTGGAAAGGACTAACTTGGCTTATATTTTACACAAGTGGACGGTTGCTACTGTCCAAGTTGTTTACTACATACCAGACTATTTGCACGTTGTAAACGAATTTATGTGGCAAACAGAAGACCAAGTGCCTGAGTTTCCCCGCATCAAACGTTTTCTCGACTATTGGGATAAGAACATTGACGGCCCAATAAAAGAAGTATATATTTACGATCAAGAGCAAAGTAAAGTTAGAATGGTAGATAGAACATTTAAAATGAACTAAAATAAAACTATATCATGACCGAAGAAAAAGACAACACTCAAGTAGAATATAAAGAAGAAAGACAGATGGGCAAGGCTGCAAGTCTTGCTATGGAACTCTCTAAAGAAAAGAAACGTCTGCAAGAAGAACTTGAGGAAATGCAGGCTCAGTTTGAAGAAGTCTCCCCTAGTACACCATCTGGCGGCCCAGACAGCTATCTCAAATGGATAGGTGTAGTTGCGGCTGTGTTTGGAATATTTCTACAAAATGCAGGACTACCCATATATGGCCAAGTTTTTTATATTATTGGTACTGGATGTTGGACTGCTGTAGGATTTTACTGGAATGATAAAGCAGTCATGTTAGGCAGTGTTATTCCAGCGACTTCAGTTGCTATGAATTTGATACAAAAACTAGTAGAAATGTACAGATAAATGAAGAAAAAACTTGACAAAGATACCAACATCCTGTATAATTATAGGTGAAGATGAGGGAATAACCCTGAATCAAATAGACGAGAATTAATTATGATTATTATGGAATTGCCTGAGAACAAACCTACTAAGAGAGATGATGCAGAGTTCACCATCGTACTCAAGAAGACTACGGTAAGTCACTTGGAGAACACTGTAGAGAAGATCGCATCTTTAGAGATTGCGTTAGATCACCTTAGAGAGACCAAGTGGGATCTCGTAGATACCCTCATAGAGATGAGACACGACTTCAAATCAACTCCAGAGGTACTTTCAGAGATAGAAGAAAGTGGATACCTTTACCTCGATCTCAAAGTTGAAGACTTATTTGAAAAATTGTCAACCAGAGCTATTAAGTCTTTGAATATAATTATCCATTGGAGTAAAATAGACAAAAAACCTGTTGAAACTGTAAAAGACCTAGTACAGATGTCATGGCAAGATGTGTTGAAATACAGAAACCTCGGTAGAAAAACTGCTAACGAGATTAGAACTCTTCTTACTGTAATGGGACTTGATTTTGGAATGACATTAAAATAAAGTGAAGAAAAAACTTGACAAAGGGTCGAGGACTTGTTATAATATAAGTATAGTGAGTGAGGAAAGGATGAATTCCTTTCCATTTTTAACCTAAATGAGATTTGATTATGAATGTTTCAAAACTAGAAGAACTTTCCCATGCACTTTATCTGGAGATGGAGAGACTTGGATTTTCTAAAGGCACCGATAAAACAAAGTGGCGTGAGCCAGTCATGGCTGATATACTTGGTCATACCGCACACAAGAAAATTTCTGCTGGAGCAGGAAAATTA